GCAGTCATTAGGATTAAAGCTACTAAGTAAGCGATGTAATGTTCTACTGTCTTTTTCATAATTGATTTGGTTAGGTTAATAAAGTTGTTTATATATCATATTGTTCAGGATATTCTTTTACATCTATCGCTTGATATTTATATTTAAAAGCTATAATTAAATTCGTTTTAGGATTATGTGCGTACCATTTACCATATCCATCACAGTCAATTTCTAAATCATATTGACCTTTTCTGTTGTCTAAAACTTCTATCATTTTAATAATTGTTTTGGTTAGTTATTGTTTTTTGATATTTCAAATATAATACATCTTGGGTTATCCACAAAATATTTTACAACTTTATTTTTAGCTGACGTGATATTTGCCTCTGTTTGGATTCTGAAGCTGATACGATACTGCGTATCTGACTGCATCAAGGAGGTGATTCCATTTGTCTATTGGTGTATTTGATTTTCTCTCTAGCCAACAATAGTTGTTCAACTCCTTTATAAGATTGATACTGTTCTCATCTATTATAAGGTCATAGTCCTGAAGCAAGCTGATGCCATAAGTTATTGACCCTTGCCCTTTGATTGCAGGCACAAGATTACATCCTTTAGACTTTACCTCTGATATTAGTCTAGGCTCTGCTGAGTCTCCTACAATAAGGTCTGTCTTTGCGTGATTTAGATTAAGCTGAGCTATCTGTGATGTGGTTAACTGGGTTAGGTAGAAACATTCTCTTAGATATATCGTTTTATTTGCCTTGTCGATATTAGTCTCTACAAGAGTAGATTCATCTGATGCAAATCCATAGTCTTGTCCAAATACAGAAACACCAACTCTTTTAAACTTACCTACTTTCCAGTTTGTGAATATAACTCCCTCTGCTTTGCTTAACCAACCTCCGAGCATCTGATGTTTGTATTTCTCAGGTCTGCGTTTCTTTATATTCTCTATCTGTTGTATATAACTCTCTGAGAGATTATCTAGGTTGTCTTTGTATGTGGTATGTATATATGTTGTGTTTCCCTTGCAGATATTCTGACCTTCCTGTACTCCTTTGTCCTCAAAGAATCTATTATATATCCAATGCTCTTTTGTTGTTGGGTTTAGAATGAGCATTACCCTGTTTCTTTGGTCTTGTTGTCTGACTGATAAATCTATCTTGTCAAATATGTCCTCATCAACTAATTCTTCAGCTTCATCCATCACCCAAGTTGTAACACCTTGTAATGACTTTAGATTAGCAGTTTGGTCTCCTGATGATGTTTTGATTCCCTTGAATACAATCTTGCTTCCTGACCTCTTATTTCGTATCTCGTCTTTTGTTACTCTGAAATCACTAAATATGTTTAGGGTTTCTAGCTTGTCTATAAATTCAGGAATGATAGATATATAAGCAGAGGCTAATGTGTATCTTGTAAATAGGATAGTATGACCAGCTTCATACGTCAGAAGCACAAGCATCAGATTAACACTAAAAGACTTTCCTGAACCTCGACCTCCAGTTATAATAAAATATCGAGAATCATCTGTCGCAATAGGAGCGTATTTTTTGTTTACCTCAATCACTTGAAATTAATTAGCTCCTTAAAGCTAATGTTTATTCCCTCGTCTGAAGTAATGTCAACAGATTCTTTTGGCTTACCATAGCGATACCCAAAGTATAGATTCATTGCTCTGCTATCTCCCTTGAGAACCATCTCACCTAACTTCTCAATGACCTTATCACTATCTATTAGGTTGTCTAGCTTTTCAATTAGCTTAGCCTCATCTACTTTCTTAGGTCTGCCTGCGCCTTCTCTAGCACCTCCATTATTCTTTCTCTTATCCATAATTGAATTTTTTTTGTTTATTCAATCTATTTATATAACGTAAATTTTTACACAATTTCTTTCTCGTTGTATTTCCATTCAAAACTTTTTACAACATTCCTGACAAAGCCTAATGCTTCTTCTTCTCTGTGTTTAGGTATTCTGCTAACTAGCTTAACCAATGGAAGGTCTAGTTTCTGTTGTAGCTTTTCGCATTTATCTTCTAGGTACTTCATCTTGTTTAT